AGTTTTAATTAATTTTTTGTAAAAAATTACGTGGGGGGGACCTGCGAATGCAGGGGGGACTCGCAGTCCCCCGCGGGCACCGCGTCCACAGTGCCCTGATCGATAGGATCGATCGGGCGCACATTTGGTTCGTACACAAGTTCATTATTAACAACTTTATGTACGATATATTTATCAAAGTGGAAATGATCGTCCGTTCGATCGGGCGGTTCATTTCCAATTACCAAGAAGTGTGCGCTGTCCCGTATCATCATACCGTTCGCTTCTGTACCGAACGCACTACTGTATAATCCATCCTTAACGTGTTCGATCGCACGGTAACTAACCATATCGTCGCCGTACGCTAAAAGCATACAGTACATTGGCGCATCGTTCGCGTACGCTTGACTCATGACATGTCTACGTTCGCCTCCCAAAACGTACGCCCCATGCTTAACTACCAAATATTTTACAAATTGTGTCTTTCCGATGTTTACATCTCCATATATCCAATATATCTTTCTACAATTCCACTCACAAGGATCCTTGAAAAATTCGAGGCATGCTGTTTGCCACGGATATAATTTACTTATAACGGTTGGCTCTTTTGGAAAACAAATGTACGAATCATCTTTCGTGCAATAATCATAGTTTGAATCCCGATCGCCCTTGGCTTTCTCCCAATGAATGCCTTTTGGTAATTTATGACCTAAAGGACGGCACTTCTTTTTGAATTCCACATATCCCTGTAAATGTGGAGTTCCTGATTCACCAACTTCTTTTCCTATAACATAGTACTTCGCCAATAGGCGGAACTGTGGAACTATTGAATTGTATTCTTCATCGGTATAATTATTAAATGTAAAACACCATCTTATTGCTGGTGGTATTTGTTTCTTTCGTGGAATAGAGGGAGAATTAGTATTACCTCCCTCTATGGAACTCACTGGAACTATCTCGGAACTCTTTGGAACTGGCATTTATATATATGTATATATTTTAATTATATAGGAAATAAACGCAGTTTTATTTTCTTAATATATATTATAAAAACAATGACCTATAGAAAAAAATCAAGAGTTTTAAAAAACAAAAACATAAAGCGTAAGACTGGAGATAAGGCCCAGTCTAAGCAAATTATGGCTCTGTCTAAGCAAGTTAGTTCCTTGACTAAGCGCTCCTATAGTAGGTGTACTACTAAATGGATACGCAATAATCTCACGGTTGAAACCGTGGGTGGTGGCGGGTATGCATATATATGCCCTATACCATTTGCCCCTTGTGATCCTGTTGGATCCGGTACAAATAATCCACCCTCTACATGGACTGATAATCTCAGTCTCTCGGCTCAGCCATCATATACTAAAAAAATCATTTTTGGTATTGCTGAGGATGCTCAAAAAAGTAATGAAATCCATCATACTGGTGGTAAAATTTCATGGCAAATGATTAATACTGAGCCATCCTTTACAAAATTGGGATTATTTTTAATAAGACCTAAGAGAAAACTCGCTGATCAACTTATAAAAGATCGTCTCTTTAAAGTGGGTAGCGCGTTAAATCCTACATTAGGATTTGCATCTTTTCTTAATCAAGGACTTGATTATGAGGTACACGATGGTACCGGTGGAACTGTCTCAACATCGTTCGGTTCCACCATTAATAGGAAATACTGGGATATCCTATATAGTCGTGAAGTAACTTTTGGTCACCCTGGTGCCAATTCATTCGCTACGAATGTCAATCCCGCTAATACTAAACCTGCTAATAATTCAGTTACTGCATCAGGAACTATCAAATTACCTGCTGGTGGTCTTTGTAAAAATGCGGCGTTAACTTCCCAGACAGGTGATCATCCTGAGGCTACAGGTTGGGAACTCGGATACGGTGACCAAACCAATGAAAATAGTTGTTATCTTATATGTATAAATAACGGTGTAGCAGCCGACTTAGAAACCGTAACCTTAGGCTTTATGGTAAATGATTATTACAAAATATCAGTATAAATTCTCCCATGAACCTTGGCCTAATTAAAACTTGCTTTATAATAAGTTTTAATTAATTTTTTGTAAAAAATTACGTGGGGGGG